GTGCGGTTCTATCAATTTTCGATTTGGGATAACTGTCGGGATTATGGCGGATACCTTTCACGCGAGGACATTGAGGAATTCCTCAGAGACCTTCGTGAGGACGAACTCGAAGCACGACTCCACGGAAACCACATCTCTCTAGCGGGCCGTGTATACAAAGAATGGTATCCGGAACCCCCGTATTGGGTGGAACCCTTTGAGATTCCAGTGACGTGGCCTAGAGTGTGCGTGATCGATCCGCACCCTAGAAAACCTATGGCTGTGGTGTGGCTTGCAGTGTCACCCACGGAATCCGTATACGTTTATCGCGATCTTTTTGATCCACGCCTTACCACAGTACGGGACGTGGCGGATCGCATTAAAGACCTAGAAGCATGGGGCACCCCTGAAAATGAAAACGTGGTACTAAGGATCATAGATTCTTCAGCGAATGCAAACGAACCAACCTCAGGCGATACCATAAAACGCCGGTTCGCGATGGAGGGTATCATCACTCAGGATGCAAAAAAACGAAACCCCCAAGCTGGTCATGACGCGATTCACGAGGCATTGAAGGTGCGGGCAGAGTGGAATGCTCCGGGGTTAGTGGTCTTTAACACATGCCGAAACGTAAAACAGAACTTCATGAATTTTTGTTATGAAGAGTGGGCGACCTCGAAACTCCGCGAAACGAAAGGCGACCGTCAGGATTACCGGAAAAACTATGATGATTTTATAGATTGTATCAGATATTACTACCAAACCGTGGTGGGGTACCGGATGCTTCGGCATGAACTAGGACGTATCCTAGATCGAGATGAAGCCACCAATGGTATATCAATGTTTACTAAAGAAAGGTCTGTGCGATGGCCGATGTCCTCAAAGTCAAGCCGTTCGCGAAAGTGCTCCTTACGCGAAATGGTGTGACGCTACACCAGCAAATCTATAACCCAGATGAGGAGTCTTATACGGAACACTCCTCGGCTCGGTTGGTGCTTTCATCGAACATGTCGAGTTTTGAGGAATACGACATGGAGGGTGTTTCAACCGGCCAGCACCTTTATGTGGAATCATCCCAGTCCGTCCAGGTAGCGTTGGACGTGACAACGGTTTCCTGGACGGTGGATTACTTGAGTCTAGTGGGGTCGTTCACGCACCTTTACTTTAAGAACACATCGACCACTGAAACGACCGTGAACCTGATGGTGACTGATTAGCATGGCAAAAATAAAACTAAGTAAAAAAGAGCCCACTCAAAAAGGCCGCCACCTGGTATCGCTGATTGAGGGAGACATCCGTAATCGCTCTGACAACATAAAGCAGCATTACCTCCTTAGAAACCTTTACTACGATCTAGGGGTGCGGAACCTAGAATATGCCGGTCAATCCGATATCCACATCCCACTCATCGCTGAAAAGGTGGAAGGTATCACCCCCAAAGTGATGAACGCTTTTTGGCAAGCTGACCCGCATGTGCATGCATATCGGATATCTACAGAAGCGGATTCGGAAACTACGAAGTTGGTGGAGCGGTACTTAAATTGGGCGATTGAAACGGATATTCCAGATTTCTATGCGACATTTGAATCATGGGTACGAAATACCCTGATTGATGGGGTATCGGTGCTAAAACCGTGGTATAACCGGAAATTCCGTCACACTACGATACGCAAATCCGTGGATCCCTGGTGGCATGCCGGTGGGATAGACTTTATCGGGATGCAGGTACCCGAGGACCGGATGAAGATCCCTGAGGATATTTTGATCGAGGTACTCGGCACAGACGATTTTGCAATCACAGAACGTGATGACGAGTCTGCTACCTATTCAGTGAGTTTTCGGTCGAACGGGATACCCTACGATGCTGAAGTTTCGTTCGGACCAGCCGATCGAGTGGATGAACTGGAAGTCACGATATATCGACCGATACTTATTCGAGAGAATGTAGAGGTGGATCTTTTAGAATTTGAAGATATCATTGTACCATATAGAACGGCATCTTTACAAGACGTTGAACGGGTTACTCAGCAATATTGGCTTACGCTTCCGGAACTTCGCGAAAGAATGCGCGATGATGGTTGGGATATTACGGAGTCTGAATTTGCTGATCTCCGAGCAGGGGTCGAAGGAAAAGTCACACAAGAAGAACTCCTAGAAAATGAGGAACTCCGTACCCAAAAAGATCAAGTTACCGGTGAACTTTCCCAAAACCCTGACGGACCAGATCGTCAACCCATGGAAGAAGATTCCCCGAAAGCGTACCTTAAAAACAAACTCCTTATGTTTGAGGTGTATGCGAGAGACGATTTAGATGGGAATGGTCGTTATGAAGAAGTGGTTTACCAGATTCCTTATGGACTTAGAAAGATTGTGGACGCCCGATACCTGGACGACATTTACCCTCACGGACGAAGACCTTTCGTGGATCTTCATTATGTGCGGATTAGTGATCGTTTTTATTCTATCGGGGTAGCTGAGCAACTAGCGGCCATTAACATGGAAGTGGATGCGATTGTAAATGACGTTCACGAATCCCAAGAACTCATAAACCATCCTTTCGGGTTCTATGAGCCAGCCGCTTCTACTGCTGATCCGAAGTTACTGGAAGACATTCCTAAAGGGAAACTAATCCCCACAGCTAATGCTCGTGGAATCGTGTTCCCCCAGTTCCCGCAGCAACCCCTAGCCAACCTTTCAGCCGTGGATTCTATCCTTCTTTTCGCAGATAGACTCACCCAAAATCCGCAAGCTATGGGATCGTCTCAAGTGCGTAATGCGCCTCGTACCGCTCGGGGGACGTTGGCACTCCTTTCAGAATCTGCTGTAAAAACGGATATGTTTATTACAGCCGCTCAAAAGGGGCCGTGGCGGGAACTGATTCACCAAATCCATGAACTGTATGTTTCCTACGGACCCAAAGAGAAATTCTTCCAGGTAGTCGGCCATCCGTATACTGAAAAGATTACTCCCGAGGAACTCCGTGGCCGGTACGTATATGGGTTTACTGGAAACACTGTAAACACGAACCGAGAAGTGAAGCGAACGCTGGAACAGGTGCTATACAACACCCTCATGCAGAATCCCCTGGTACTCCAAGACCCGAACGCCATGCAAGCGATCACCGAGCGGTTCATCAAAGCATTTGCCGAGGGAACGGATACCGATGTCATCACACCTCGACCCTTCGGGTCTGGGGGACTACACCCACCGATGACCCAGGAAGCGGAAAATCAGGTGATGCTCCAGGGTGGTTCGATAAATGTCCTGCCGAATGACGATCATGCTGCGCATATGGCGGTGATCGATCGGTTGAGACGGACTCAGGAATTTGAGGATGCGGATACGTGGAAGGTCGCGCTTATTGCCAACCACTATTCCCAGCATGCTCAGATATTGATGCAACTGGTTCAACAAGGAGCGGGTGGTCAGCGTCCAGGAATGGGTAATAACGTCCCTACGGGGATGACGCTCGCACAAACGGATATTAATGCACTAGAAGGAGGGGTTCAATGAGTGAAGTATGTGCTAATTGTAACGGGAGTAGATGGAGAATTTTTTTAGTGGATCGTAAGGATGGGCATGCTCCCTTAGCAGAAGTTAGGCCTTGTTTTGCATGTAACCCAGATGGAAAATTGGCTATTGGTATTATATTGGAGGAGGGAAAGAATGAGTGAAGCGATTAGGGAAATTTTAGACACTCCAGGAGGCCACGATATAGTAGCCGGGTTCGTGGAGTTGGCTAGTAGGGCTAGGCGGGATCTGGTGACTCTAACCGAACGATCCGATCTTGCGATAGCCGATGTGAAGTATGCTCGTGGCGTGGTAGACGGCATCGAGCGGTGTATCGATTTACTAAAGGAATGGAGAGATGGCGAAAAGAAAACCCCCGTTCGATAACGAGGCACGTAAGGCGCGAGTAAGTAAAGCGACACAGAAAATTACTGGGTTAGTAGGCAAATTCGGAACAAAAGGTGGCCCTAGAGTCCCTACCCTGAAAACTGTATCTAATACGTTTCTGGATATAATGCAGACACATTCGCCAGAGAAAGGTGGGTATAGAGAACAAGCAAAAGTTGAGATCAAAAGACGGCAAGGTGTAACGTATGGTGGAAATAAAAATGCTAAACCTAGTCGTAATCGTAAAACAGGTGGATATAGGTAATCTTTAACCCCTCCGGATACGCGACCCCGATGCGTTATTCGGAACGGAGGAGTTATGCTGGAAAAAGAACTGAAAGACGTACAGGTAGAACCGTCTGCTACCCCGGACGACGAGACTCCGGCCCCCGAATCTGAAGAGACTCTGGTTGGTGAAGAATCCGAATCTGAGACTCCTAAAGAAGAGGAAAAGGATCGTTTTCATAATCTTCAGCGTGAAATGGATCGAAAACTGGAAAAACAGCAACGAGAGTTTTTAGCCTCTCAGGAACGCCTGATGGAAAAGATGCTAGAGAAATTCTCGGAATCGTCGTACCGGTCTTCGAAACCCTCCACACTAGAAGAAATGTCCCTGGCTCAACTTCAGAGTTTGAGAGCAGAGGCGGCGGGTCTGGAAAACGTAGACCCCAACACGTTAAAGTCTATTGATGATGCGATAGTAAATCGCAGAGTCCAGGATACTGTGGATGCGCGGCTCGGGTCTTTTACGAAAGAACAGCGGGCGAATATGGAGCGGGATGCGGCGAAAGCTGAAGCCCTCCAGAAATACCCGGATCTTCGTAACCCCCAGTCGGAGTTCTACCAAAAAGTAGATCGGTATTTACAGGTTCGTGGAGAAGCGTATGTGAAATCGAATCCTCAAGCCGTGTTGGACGCTGCGGCCCGTATAGCTGTCGAGGAAGGCATCCAGCCTGCCCGTGCAGCCGTACCGAACGTAGCGCGTTCCCGGACAGCTCCGAAACTGGACCACGAAGCGGAACCGGATATGGAGAACATCAAAGCTCTGGCAAAAATCTATAAGCATCGTGATGGTCGCCCATATACCGATGAGGAGCTAAAGAAAATCGCCAAACGCAAAGAAGCGTACAAAAACGGAAAGTTTCTAACCGCCTTTGACAAACTCTAGGAGTAGCTATGGAAGAAGTAAAATCTGAAACCAAAAAACCGGAGACGAAACCTGTGGCTAAAAAGCCTGAGGTGAAGTTTGATATCGTCCGTGACCCATTCGATCAGCATGATCCGTTTGTGATCCACGGTTCGATCCCTCCGGATGACGAATTTCCTGAAGGACAAGCTCTGAGCTGGAAAAGCGAATCGTATCGGTCCGGCGGACGATGGCGGGGTTGGAAGCCTATGACCTGGGATGACCCATACCGGGATCATCTGAAGGACTGTATAGCCGATCCCCCTAAGTACATGGAAAGTGGGATGAAGGTAGACAACTACATTCGTCGGGCTGACCTGATACTGTGCCGCATAGATAAACGGATTTTTGATCTTCGTCAAAAAAAGCGTGTTCAAAAATCTGATGAACGCCGTCGCATCACCAGCCGTGAAGACATCCCGGCCCCTTCTGGCCTTTCCGAACGATGGAAAGGTATGGGAGACGGGATGGAGACAGAGCGGAAGTCCTAGATAGGGGTGTAAATGGCTAACACTGATCGCCCGAATGGCCTGAAGCCGGTGCGGGTGAAGTATGGTACAGCACCTGAGATTACGACAGATACGGCCAAAACCGGCCAAACCTTTTATGAGGGTATGATTATCTGTCGAAATACCACGGGGCTGTTGATTCCGCCTACTACCACGCATATTGCGGCGGGTAATATCATAGGCGTGTCCGCGCAATATAAAGCAACCACATCTTCGGATAGTTCGCTTACGTACTATTCCGATCCTGCCCAGGAATACGTAGTCCAGTCTGATGACAACTCGCTTACAGTGGCTGGTGACTACAAAGATGTGCTGTTTATGGTGGTAAACCTGAAGACGGGTAACACGACTACTCTTCAGTCGAAATGCGAACTGGATGGATCGAGTGGTTCCTCGACAGCAGGTGTTCAGGCAGCTACGGATATTTCTCCGTTGCACTGTTTGGGTATTTATGGTGGCATTGGTAACACAGCGGCAGTTTCCTATACCAGATATATAGTGAAAATTGCTCCGTGTTATCACCTTCGTGGCATGGCCAAAGTTGGTCTGGACGAGGGAACCTATACCGGTATTTCGTAAAGGAGGTCTGAGAGATGGCAGTTATGTTGCGTGGCCAGTTCCCGGATCTCTTCGCGAGCCGGTTGGCCTATATGGACGAGGTTATGTTCGAGGAATTCGATGCACCAACCCTTACGTATCCCCGAGTTTTCAACGTGAAAGACTCGAAGCGGGCGTATGAGGAAAAAACGGGTGTGTCCGGGTTCACACTTTTCGAGGAAACCGCTGAAGGTGCTGCTCTTTCGTATGAGACTCTCCAGCAACTTTATGACAAGCGTTGGACACATGTGAAATACACGAAGGGATTCCAGATTACTGAGGAAGCATCTGAGGACGATCTGGACAACGTGATTTCGAATGCTGCTCCGGCGATGGGTCGTATTGCAAGGAACTCGATTGAGGTAGAAGCATATTCGGACCTTAACGGTGCGTTTGCTACCACGACCACGGCTGATGGTGGGTACCTGTGCGGTTCCCATAGTCTAGCCGGTGGTGGAACTTTCACGAACTATATCTCTGGTGATCTTGCGCAGGGTACGCTTGAGTCGGCCCTGAATAAGTTCGCAGATATGGTGGATGAGAACTCTAACCTGATTATGCTCGAAGCGCGAACGCTGCTGATTCCGAATGAACTTCGGTGGACGGCGACTGAGATCCTGAAATCTCAGCTTCGTTCCGATACAGCCAACAACGCGGTGAACGCACTTTCGCAGGTTGGGTTGGATATTCTGGTAGTTCCGTATCTCACGGGTGACGATGATTGGTTCCTGCTTTCTGAACCGAGTAGACATAGTTTGATGTTCTACTGGCGTAAGGAACCGACGACAGATCATGCAACGGACTTTGACACCGGGAATCTAAAAACCAAGATGTCGATGCGCTTCTCGCATGGGCCATATTATTGGGCAGGCATTGTCGGTGGTTTGGGTTCCTAAGAAAGGAAACTAAAATATGGTGGATCTGAGTGAGGCCGATAAAGGTTGGATAGCAGGCGTTTTCGACGGCGAAGGCACTGTCGGAGCATATATGCATAAAGGTGATAATTCCGTTCGTTTAAATCTCAGTGTTGATAATATCGATCCTAGAATGTGCCTGAAACTTTATCATTTACTTGGTGGAACATTAAATGAATATCGCGTAAATAGCCCTAATTACCAGCAAGTGTATAGATGGAGAACTGGTGGAAGAAGGGCTGGTAAAATACTCACTCAGATCCTTCCATATTTAGTAATAAAGCGTGAACAAGCTGCACTAGCTATTCAGATAGCAGATACTCTCAGTCATAGGTGTGATTCTCGTAAGAAAATAGCGCCTCATATTGTGGAGTTGAGAAAAGATGCAGCCAAGAAAATGAAGGCTCTTAAACGACAGGATTTTTCGAAATTTTGGACTCCTAGCATTTAGACCTACTCCGCCTAAGTAGGGAAAATAGATTGCTAGGAAGAAAGGCGACAATGGGTACTACAAATTTTGATGTTGTGAAAGCCTCGGCGTTTATTGGTGGTGTGATGCCAGCGATAAACCCGTTCGGTAATGTGTGGTTTGTGGATGGCTCAAACGGTGGCGACGGAAACTCCGGAAAGACCCCGGATCTTCCGTTTGCCACTATCCAGAATGCTTTGGATAAATGTTCGGCTGGTGACACCGTGGTGGTTTTCCCGAAGTCCATGGGGGCTACGGATACCGATCCCAATAGCTATGCTGAGACGTTGACCATCGATCCTGGGCAGTATTGTGTGACGATTTTAGGAGTTGGTGGCCGTGCTCAAGGTGGACTGCCTCAGGTGAAAAAGGGTTCCGGTACTACAGCACTTCTTACTATCCAGGCTCCCGGGTGCCGGATCCTCAATATGGGGTTCAACGGATCGGGATCGACTGGGGGTGGAATCCTTTTAGACGATGATGGCGGATCGACCAAAACCGCTTTCGGCACAGAAATCGCCGGATGTCATTTTAAAAACTGTAAGGGTGCCACGGCTACCGATGCGCGTACCGGTGGGGCTATCCAGTGGCCTGCTGCCGGAAACTCGTGGCAGGTATGGATTCACGATAACGTTTTCTACAAAAACGTATGTGATGTGCTGCTGAAAGGTACGTCGGGATCTCGCCCGCAGGATGTAATTATCCAGGATAACACTTTTATGGGGCTGGCTACCAGTGTGGATTGCCACCTGTATTTGGCAGCTGGATCTGGAATGGCTTCAGTGTCTGTTATGGGTAACACTTTTGCTGACGTGCTTCCGGCCCTCAGTTCCGGGTCTATCACACGTTATGTGGATATGACTGGATGCACCGGCATTTTTGCTGATAACTACGTAGGTGGCTCTTATACCACTACAGGGTTCGGTGCGGCTAAAGCGGCGGCTAAGATCCCTACAACGGTCGGGATTACCCACAACTATTCGGATGCGGGGTTGATTGTGAGGGAAGCATAAAACGTGGCAAACCTGAACCGCCCGAACTAGAGAAGGAAATGTATGGCGGACCTATTGAAGATCTTTAAGATATGCCCTGTATGTCAAGGTACCGGTATAACGTATACGTCTCTGGTTACTCCAGATCCGCAAGACGGTGATTCTGGTGTTACAGAAATGACGTGTGTACGTTGCAGCGGTACAGGGGAGATTGAATGGGGCCGCATGGAAGAAATGGCAGTAGACTAAACGAGTAGGCGGGGGCGACC